ACCGTCAATGTTTTGCATCACATGGAAGATCTGAGGAAAGCCTGGAAAGCCCAGGACTTCAGATTTACTAAAGAACAGAAAGAGCAGTACGACCTGCTGCTAGCAGCTCGTCGTGACCGTGTCAATTTTTTTCATAAAAATAATATGGTTTTCAAAGGTCCTAAGATTTGTAAAGAAAAGGAAGAAACTGTTGAGGAATAATTTCCTTTTTTGTTCATGATTCCAGGGTTGCGTCTCACCTGTCTAATTGGTAACTTCTATGTGGCCGCACTTAACACAACTTGTCAGAGTGTAACGTTTTATGTAAACGTTTGTGTATTGTGCAGACGAGCAAAATCATTGGTATATGGGATCCTGGACCCTCTGAGAGGCTGCTGCAAGCCTCTCTAAGGCCCTTCTGAGCAGGGGCTGAACGATCCACCTCGATCTACCTGGATCAAGGCCCTTCCTGGGCCTCCCAGGCCCCTTTAAGAAAATTCACCCCCATTTGACCTTGACCCAGATCTCATTACGAGACCACCAAGTCTCAGCCTGCGACTCGATGAAGCGTTCGAGCCTGGGCCAAATCATTATGCCAACTGGATCTGGCAAAACTATTTGCATGATCCAGGATTGTATTGACAGATTTACACTTTTAGAGAATAAACCTGCGAAAATGATTGTTGTTGCCCCCAGAATTGTTCTGGCACAACAATTATGCGATGAATTTATTAAATATGAAGTAAATGCTGCTGTTTTTCATGTTCACAGTGGAAGAGTACAACATTTCAGTTCAACAGATGCAGTTTACATCAAAAGATGGTCTGAGCAAGCATATAGGCATCAAATTTACTTTACAACATATAATTCTCTTGCAACTTTGGTTAAGGCAAAGATTCATGCAGATACGATATATTTTGATGAGGCACATCACAGTGTTAAAAGACATTTTTTCCCTGTGTGCGAAGTCGCTTCAGCTGATTATAGCGACCGCACTTTTTGGTTTACTGCTACTCGCAGGGTTTCTAATGATCTTCTGAAACCAGGAATGAATGACGAAGATGTTTATGGTAAAGTTTTGCACACGGTATCTCTCAAGGAACTGGTTGATAAAGGTTATATTGCACCAGCAAAAGTTTCTGTGAGTTCATTTGATAAAGTTAAAAAGGATGATTTGACTTATCAAATTGAAGCTGATAATTTAATTCAAACTATTGACAATGGTGGAAAGAATAAAATTTTAATTTGTTGTAGATCGACCCGTCAGATGATGGGGATGATACATGGAAGCGATTTAAGTGTCAAGTTGAAAGAGAGAGACTTTGATCTTTTAACAATAACGTCTAAGTATGGGGCAACTCTGAATGGTCATCGCATTAGCCGATCAGACTTCATGCTGCTGTTAAATGAATATGGAGAGAACCCTGACAAAAAGTTTTGTGTTTTTCACTACTCAATTCTGACAGAAGGTATAAGCATCAATGAACTCGATAGTTGCGTTTTCTTAAGGAACATGAACGTGGTTGCCATGCAGCAATGTATCGGTCGCGTAATCAGAAAAGGGAGGGATTCTTACGATGGGGAGAGTAAGGTGGCAGAGTTGGCAATACCTTCCTACTCTAATGTTGGCGTGAGTACAGCACGGCAATTAAACAACATTGTCGATGCAACTTTCAATCAAGGTCAATCCTTAATCTCCGAAATTAAATGACTATGATTGAATCAATGATCGTTCCTGAAACCGATTTTAATCGAGGAACATACAGAGAATTGCTTGCCATTTTGCAAGAAATTCCTGATGAATGTCTCGACAAGCCCGTTGTCATTTGTGATGGAGAAATCGAGAAGAAATACATCTCTTCCGATGGTGTTAGTTATCCAACTCCAAATGGAGAAGAATTTAGAGAGGTGAGGGGCATAGGATTCACTGGACCTGGGTGTAAAAAACTTGGGTCTGGGAACATGTTACTTTACGTTGGAGATTAGTATGCAGTTCTTAATTACTTTAACTGCACTTCGTATGGTCATCGGATCTTTGTGGTTATTTGTTCTTCTTGAACAAGCATACTACATCCAAACAATCTACAACCAGTACTCATCACTCACTTGTAACTTGTCGTAACATGAAGAATACGCACCTGGAGCATCCTGAAGACGCCATTCTGACTGGTGATCTCAATGTCCTCGATTGGTTTATTGAAAAAGAAAGTCACTTGTCATGCAAGATCGACGGATCTCCGGCGATTGTGTATGGAACTGATCCTGAGACTGGGACATTTTTTTGTGGAACAAAAAGTGTTTTCAATAAGAGAAAAGTAATGATCCCGCACAGTCATGAAGAAATTGATTTTCATTATGCCGGGAAAGGTGAATTAGCTGACATTTTACATGCCTGTTTTGATAACGTACCAAGGACTGATCGTATCATTCAAGCTGATTGGATTGGGTGGGGTGGTACTAATTATTTTAAGCCTAACTTAATTGAATATGTTTTCCCATTTTGCGTCTCAGAGACTATCATTGTCTCTCCGCATACATATTACGAAACAAAGACCACTCTTCGTGAGGCTGAAGCCAGTTCTTTGAGCGAACACTTAACGGGCGGTGATAGGTGTTTTTACTACCAACCAGACTGCGATGTTAGCTCACATAGGAAAGAATTGCGCTTAAATTGTGATTTTGCGCGACAAATGGCTACGTTGTGTGAGTTTGTAGACAAAAAGAAGGCATCAGAAATTAAAAAATACATAAATTCAGTCATCATGCACGGGAAGTTGAGCCTGATGGACGATGCTGAAACTGCTGAAAAATTGCAAATTGACATCAACTTGATACGATTGTGGAAACTTGTATTAAGAATCAAGGACGAATTGTTTCTGTATATTGATGAGCCAGAAGATGTTGATTGTTACATCAATGATGAACCATCATTCCATGAAGGTTATGTTATGACAAATCGGTATGGTATGTATAAGTTAGTTGATCGGGAAACATTTAGTAGATTTAATTTCCTACAGCATGTTGCGAGGCAGGCTTAATATGTGTGACAAAATACACAATAACCTAAATAATATGTCAGGAGATAATAACAAAGGAGGTTCACCTTTGTCAAAAACCGACTGGAATAAAAGTATTTTAGAAATGCAGTTGAGACGAAGTGAATTGCAAGCACAAATAGATCAAATAAATGAAACTATAGAGTATTTGACACAACAAAGGGATGAGATTATGAACTGGCAGGGAAACAATGAAGAAAAACTTTATCGTGATGTTCTGGGGATGGAGTTTTGGGACAGTGCTGAGCCTGATTAGATTGTCTTAATCTTTACAAAACTCAACTCTGATCTAAAGACACAGTATTGTCAATCACAGTTCAGGCCGTTACCTTGTAAAGGTAGTCTATCTGCTACCCAATGACTTCCGCGAGCTTCGACCCCTTTCCAGTTTCAAGTTTTGTAAAATCTTACAACAAAAATTCAAGAACATTTCAGCTGAACATTAGCGATAAAGATGTAATCTCTTGGTGCATGTCTGCCAATGAAATGTACGACAGTGCAGATATAGATCCGATTGATAAGATTCTAAGATCTGAAGTAGTTGCTTGGAGTGAGAGGCAACAAAAGATTGTGCTTCATTGTCTTTCTATCTGCAAATCTTTTATCTATGGTGCTGAAGAAGTGCATAGTAAAGTAATGGCCCAGTGCGAATGATTTCTTAAGTATCCTGCAATACAGCTTTGCTGAGTTGCATTTAGTAATGTTACTTGGAGGTTGCGCCCATTTTACAGCTCTCTACTATGAGACTGTTCGGGGGGATAACCGAACATAACCAACGCTATCACCAACATGGCAATGCAACATCTTTACAAAATTCAAAAGAGACGGAATGGTTATTTTCATGAATGGGAAGATCTTCCTTCAAAACCTGCTCCATTAGATATTACAATCAGAAATATGCACTATTATATGAATCTTTACAGGAATTGCACATTTCAGGAGGTACGGGTCAAGTGATACGCAGAACTTTTAGATTTTACTTTTTCAATGTTCTTGGGGAAGAATTTACCATTGCCGCCAAGTGTTTTGGTTCTGCGACGAAACAGCTTCCAGAGTGGTTTGTGGTTGACCACTATCGTGTCAGTTAGTAGAATTTGATTGGTCATCATGAGTTGTTCCAGAGGGTCATTTCGACCCTCTTTTTTTTGTTTGAGTTTCATCGAAAAAAACAATGTGTGAGCAAAATTTGTTCTAAATAGCATTGGATTGACACTTCATTGTTATTAAAGTATAATGTAAAAGTAACCACCACTCCTACAACTTATGCCATCAACTGCTTATCGCGCAAAAAAGTCAAAGTATAGAATTACGATAGAACTAGAGGCTTTGGATGATTTCTGCCCAACGAACATCGACTTCAACAAAGTATTTTCTCTTCATGGAGCTGAGCGAGTGACATTCAGATATGTGGAGAATCTCTCCACTCCAGATCGCTACTCAGCTTGATTGGTTTATCTCCTTTCACAAACAAACCATAGCACAAAACAGTGCGGTGTGAACAGTCTCCCGCAAAAATGAGTATTCATTACTACCATTTTGGATTATATGTCTTGTGTTGCTAATTGTTGAGTTGCAATAAGGGCATATTAAGCTATATTTGCTTTGCAGTTCAAAAAGGATTTGCCACTGGGTAATTTTAGACACATCACATCGGTCGATAACTAAGGAGAGATATTTTATCTCTCCTTTTTTTGTGTTTATTTCATGTGGCACTTGCAGAACTGGCATAGATCAGGTCGTGGGGTCAAGAGCTGTGGGTATCATGTGTGTGGGGACATAGATCCTGTCCTGATGGTGTTAGGGCTCGTTTCCTGACACCAAAAATACACAAAAAACCCTATTTAACACAAACAAATGCGTAATTTTCAGAGTTTTGATGACTTTGTTGAGCTGATTGTTCCCTTTTCTATTGGTGCAGTGAGCTTTTCTCTGCTTGCTATTGCTTCTCAGCAGGCAATTTTTAACCAAAATGCAAAAGACAAGTGTGCTCTGGCCTCTACTCACCGTCTCGTAGTTGTCCAGAGCTTCTTCGGTGATGCCTATGGTTGCGTGAAGCTATTCCAATGGTACAATCCAGAATCTGTCACTGACCGGGCTTGACACTTATTTGCGATCACACTATTTTCAGAAGCAAAACTAATTCAAAATGCTAACTACAGAAAGACAACTCACAAAACTTTCTCTTTCACAAAAGAATTGGAATAGAACTGATGAGTTGATGAAACATGCGTTTCGCCTTGCCCAACTCCTCAACAAGGACTACTACGATCGCACAGGTAAGAAGGATTTGCAGTTTTATGTAGAGTTTCCGACCAAAGATTACATCAAAGTTATGGAGACTTATGATGGTAAAACTCAGGTCCATTGTCAAATTGACATTAAAACCAGTGAACTTAAAACTCCATCAAAAACGGCAGTAATTGCCAAGCTAATTGACTACGATCACACCGCGAGGTATTTTGTCCTGGACTTGCATGAGCTTCTGCAACGCTGCGAGTTTACATCGAGATATTTGTTTTCTCAAGTACATAACAATCGCAGTCTTGGGAAACTAGCATACACCAGGCACTTCAATTCAGAATTTAATTGATTATGACTTCTAAACTAAAGTTCACCCAATTTTCAGAATTACTTGATGAAATTAAATGTGATCCAGAAATGCAGCATCGCATTGATGAATTGGAAAATTTGCAATGCCACTTAAGCCAACAGGAAAAGTTTAAGACTGTTGTGCAAAGGTCTATTGATAAGCTAGAAGATGCAATCACTGTAACTTATAGCGACATCGACACGAGTCTTCCGCCAGATGAAAGGGTTCGTAAACTGAGAAACATTGTTCCAGAAGTGCGGACAATGATGCTGGGGACCATTGATGAGTTGAAAATCTTATTATGAGCCGTAAAACTTCACATCTCAGTTACAAAAAATTACGTTCAATTTGGTTCACCTTTTACATGAAACTGCTTCTCATTGCTATTGTCTGTTTTTGGGGATGGAGCCATGACCCAACACGACAATTTGTTTCCGGTCTGCTCTATAAAGTTGCTGATGCAGTTGAGCCTGGAGCACCAAAAACCAATTCACAAACTATTGGCGAACGAATTGATTCATTCATGGGAAACTGATGGCGTACACTACCATTTCGATTTTGAGCATTATCTTTTTGATTAGTTTCATGAACTCACCACAAAACCGCACCATGTAATTTATTTACCATGAAAATCAGCTATTTGGTTTCACTCTCCTATCGGGAGCGAGTGTTGTTGACCCAGGCTATTGAAAACCATCAAATTAGGCTGGAGCAATATCAACAAAAAACAACAATCAAAAACGATGAGCGTCATGTTGTTCGCATCATGCAGCGTGATCTTAAACAACTTGAAATGAAACTGTTAGCAAAGGCAGTTAATTGATCGGCACAGCACAGCTCGCATGGCAGCGAGACTGCGAGAATATAAGTGGGTTACATCACTCGATCTGAGCGACTTCCCACTTTCATTCATGAGCAAACCAACCTGCAACTGGCATTTAACTCTCAACGAAAAGGGAGAAAGAGAAACAGTTTTAGAATTTAAGAGAAAGAAATATCAAAAAAGAAAAGATAGAGATGCCATATATTTTGTTGTACGAAGATATTTTAAGGAGAGTGAGAAAACTGGATATAATCGTATTGCCATCGAGACAGTTTTTATACACTATGATCGTGATCAGATCATCAATTTTATTAGAGGTCAAGACATTTCTACGGGCAAATATGTTGAGACTACACAAGCGACAAAGCTACTAAATTTATATCAGGGATCTATGGTTCCTGACGGCAATGGTGGTTACGAAGAGGTGAAAGCGTGATGACAGATCCAAAACAAGAACGAAAAGTTTTGAACGATGTGCAGAAACTTGTCTGGAAAATTAACCAGACATGGGAAGATCAAGCTGTGGATAGTTGCTTCTCATTTCTCACCATCGAGGGAACAGATTCGCATTATCAAAAACGGTCAAAGTATCTGAAAATATGCAAAAAACAAGTCATAAATGGCAGAATGGGATTTGGCAGTATCACTTTTATGTTTATCAATAAGTTTAATGGTGAGGTGCATAAACCAGTATCAACGTCATCACCAACTCGCGATGTTCGTTACGAACTAAAAGAACTTGTAAAGAATCCAAAGACCATAGATCCTGAGGGCAATTTTTTGAGAATGTCATTTATACTAAAGGACGAGATAACAAATAGGGATCTCAACAAACTCATTCGTTAATCATTATGCAATTCCGTGTCACCAAAATCAACTTCGACTTTGAAGATGATAACTTTGAGATGTCTCCGATTGACCAACAACAAGTGATTAAGGAAACACTAGCTACAACATGGGAAGCGTGTGATGACGATGATCTCATCGAAGAAATTACATCAGTAACAGGTTGGTGTATCAATTCTATTGAATTTGTAAACTTCTCCGCTAATTAAACAAGATGACTTTCGAGGAATTGAAACTACTGATTCTACTGTTGTCACCGGCAATGCTCATGTCGGTATTATTACTGATAACGTTTGCTGCCGAGACCTATGACAGCTGACAAAGTGGCACGGTTCAGCTCACAGATTTAAGAGCTGGATTATTATGTCTTTATTCAACCAACCCCATTTATCATCATGGGCACCAGAGCACGCATTGCGTTCACTGATCGCAGCGCCAAAGTTTTCACATCTGCTTATCACCACTGGGATGGTTATCCCACCTGGCTTGGTGTTAAGCTGCAAGAACATTACGGCAACCGAACTAGAGCCACAAAACTGGTCGCAGGGGGCGACATGTCATCATGTTGGACAAATAAAAGATGGCAAAAAAATGGTTGTGACATCGAAGTTCATGATTATGGCCCACAGTATTATGCAGATCGGGGAGAAAAGGCAGACGCTGAGATTTGTTTAGGGATGAACAAATTGCTTGAATTGTGTGAACAAGATGGTGTAGAGTATTTGTATGTTTACAAGCCTTATTCTGGGTGGAAGTGTTACAACACCAGGCAATATGATAAAAACTATGGTCAAATTGAACCTCTCCCCACTGTGTCATGATTGCAATCAGGAATCCCAACACTTATCAAG